AAGCCCTTGTTTGTACCGATACCCACGTATGTTCCAACATACGCATACATGGAGAGAATCTTCTCGCCAAATGGCATCTGTGCAGCAACCGTACCAGAAGTCAAAACCGGCAGAGCACCGCCACTGTCCAAGGTAAACTTGTGAATTTGACTTACAGCCCCACCAGCATTACCTGACACGATAATGGCTGTGCCTGTTTCACTAATGTCGGTGAAGACGTAGCTTGCATTCTGATGGGTAAACTTTGGTGTTGGCAAAGTGGGCGGAGATCCGCCCACAAGCTCATAGACATTGTTGTCAAGGCCCGCCACAAGGCGGCCCTTAACCCAACTGATGACATAGTTGCCGGAGGTGCTAGGAACATTCCAAAGCTTTGTGGCAGCAGAAGCGCTGCCAATTGCTCCCTTGTAAATACCCGTCTGATCTGCGAAGTAGTAGTTGGTGCCGTCATCAGTCAACGTATTTGCTAGGCCAGTAAGACCGCCAGGCATTGTGTATGTCCCAATAGCACCGTTGGTGCTGAAAAACTTCAGTGTCTTTGCGCCAACATCAAGAACGAGTACACCATCCTTGCCAGCAGTGGCACCAGGACCGCTGAAGGCGCTACGAAGTTTTATCGGACCTGTGGTAGAGATACCAGTCTCTAGCTCAGTTTGCTGGAGAAGGGTGACCTGCCCCGGCGTAGAGAACATGTCAAGATTCTCAGAGTAAAAGTAGCGCTGCCCGAAAGTCGGATCTACTGTAGTGTCTAGAAACTGAACTCCGGCCCCTTCAACGAAGGAACTTTGCGACCTTAGCCACCAGCCCCAAATAGACTGCTCACCAGGAACCTGCTGATTGTCGAACTGGTCCTTACGAATTGGGGAGAAGCTTCGAACGTACACCTTGCGGAAATAACTTCCACGCATGGACTCGCCAGAGATGAAAGGAATTCCACCGATAGCGTAGTCATAGGTGATGTCGTTTCGAATGTACTGGTTAGTGTACGGTCCAGGGATGGGGGCTAGTCCAGCAGGAGAAGGCTGGGTAATACCGTTAGTGTTCTGCTGGAAGACTGTTAGGCCCACGGCTGCGCTCCCTTACCAAATGCCGTACAGGAAAAACGAAGAGTCTGCTACAAAGTTGCCAGTAGCCAGGATCTTAATAGAGGTAATGGCTGCTGTGGATGTACTAGCAGTAAGCGTTCCGGTATAGTTTTGCATAATACCAGCAGCGCCACCATCAGTGGCTGAAGAGCTTGATGTGAAGATCTTACCGTTGTTGGTGTCTGCGTAGTTGGGAATCAAAATCGTAGAGATACCGCGTCCGTTGGATCCGAAGTGAGCATTCCAGATTTCTGCACACTGCATAGCTGTAGCAGATGTAGCGCTTGCTGCGGTTGGAGAACCGCCCTGTGTGGCAAAGATAGAGTTCCAGTTGTAGCTTGCTGTTGTCACACCGTTGAACTGCATAGTGGCCGGATCATATCCGGCGGCTGTAGTGCCATCACTTTTTGCAGAGATCACCAGTTCTAGATCACGATACAGTCCGGGAATGCTGCTGAAGGTAACAGAAGCAGCAGAACTACCCAGCACCTGTGCAGAGATTAGTCTGCGCCCACCGCCAAGAGGCACCCAAGTGCCTGGAGACCCGCCTGCTGTGTTGTACCAAGCGTTTCCAGCAACATCAAATGTGATATCACCGGTGTTGTAGGCACCGGCGTTGGGAGGACCAACTAGCGGATTAACATACTTGAATACAAAACCATTGGCAGAACCACCGGTACCCGCAGCACCAACAGTGCCGACAAAGATATTTCCAGAACCACCAATAGCTCCAGAAAGGTTGGCGCCGTTGAACGTCTTGTTGGTTAGCGTCTGTATATCCAGGGTTCCTACAACGGAAGATCCGCCCTGAAGGCCGTGCACGGCCTGTGAGGCATCGATATGTGAGCGAGCCTCACGAAAGTCCCTGCCGATATCACCGTGTGTGACTGTAGCGCCGACCTGGTGCGTGAATCCCACCGTGCTGTCAATAGCACGAACAACAGTCCAGGTGGTTCCTGTGATGTTGGTAACATCTACTGGTTCCTGAAGAGAAGTGCCGATCTCCAGAATAGCCGTAAAAGGTGTAGCAGGCCAACCAGACGAAGACGCCACAGACATCACTGTTGCAGTGGCATTGATCAAACCAGTCAGCGTGGTCTGCGGAACATTAGTAGCATACTGCTGGCCAGTAGGCATAGAAGATCCTAAAAGTCGTAGTGCGAAGGGCGCGGATAGCGGTCACGAAGTTTTCTAGCTTCCTGTTCAAGACGTTCACGATACAGCTCACGGAACCACTGGGACACCCGGCTCGCAGAGCCTGGCTGGACGTACTGAGCGCGCTCAGAAGCCTCTACAGCGTTAAGAGCTAGTCGTGGTCCTTCAAGCTGCGGAGCAAGCTTCATGCAAGCCGCATAGACAATAACGTCTTGCACAGTGGCAGGCAGACCTGTGACAGTAGCAAAGTCATCAGTGAAGTTGACAAGCTCTGTGGGCTCCTTCTGGTAGGTAACAAGAATCTGCCTACCAGGAACCACATCGTCAGCAATGAACAGAGACTTTCCTGTAGAGCCTAGCTGGCCTGTTGCTGTGTCAGCCTGTCCGTTAAAGCGCCACGAGCGGCAGAACGGCCACACATGTGAGGGACCAATAAGCTGATTCTGTACGTGGATGATCTCTTCGGCATCCGCGGGTAGCGAGTACTCGTAAACTACGGAAATCTTGGGGAAGGAGAAAGTACCCACAGCCCACAGGTCTGGATATACAGAGCGAATCGCATCGTTGATAGCTTCCTTCACTCGGACAGCCGGCCACTGCGGGTTATTTTCCACACTAGCATTGATGGCGTGGGAAGTGGCTGTGGTGCCATCCCATCCGCGAGCGAACGGGTCAATGGTCAGTGTGTTAACCTGCTGGTTGACATTCTTAACCAGCATTAGTTCTAGACCATCTACTTCAATCAAACCACGAGAAACCTGTGTGGCATCTGCCACGGTAAGTGTGGTATCCGTAGACAGCGCGTTAGCGGTAAGATAAGTCCACTGCTGCTGGTTCTGAGAGAACCCAGCAAGCTCCCTACGAACACGAATAACGAGGTCTGAAAGAGTTGGCACGTTAGCGTCCTAGTCCAATTGCGGAAATAGTCCCACCGACAGGAAGAGTGGTAACATCCGCGCGAAGGACTCGAATAGAGTTTGCGGCGTTAGGTCCGCTGATAACCGCGCTGCCAGCGGCAGTGAAAGTAAGCACACCCGCAGCAAGCGAGCTAGCGGTTCCCGTCTTGCCTGTTTGAACAGAGTTGATCAGTTGAGTAAAAGTGGAGCCATCCAAAGATCCTAGGACGGTAACTGCACCAGCAGTAACACCTGTGCTGGCAACAACTTGGATAGACCAAGAGGCAATGCCGGTATCAAGGTCAAGAATCGCCCCAGTATTGGTTCCTGCTGCGTTCATGAAGAAAGTAAAAGGTGCGGGTGAGGCCATCGTGGCTCTCCCTTAAAGGTATTTTGGTTGGGTGGCATTAGGTTAGGCGGGTAGCTGTAATGGTTGCCTTGTAGACAGACGACGCAGATGCGTTGGCAATTGCATCCACTACCAGGTTAACCGCCCCGCCAGGATTCACATAGAAAGTGAAAGTTTGTGACATAGTGTTGGCAACGTTGGCAACAGGGATCGTTGCATACGCAACGCCATTGATCTTAAGGCGAAAGTTATCAAGTGCAGTAGACTCGGCAGTTGCACCGAAACCCACTACGACATCCACCTTGTAGTAAAAATCGAACACACCAAGAGCAACAATAGCCTGTGCTGCCGTAGGAGCTGTTTGTGTGCCATATGCTGTAAGACTCTGGTAGCGGTTGACAACCTGAGAAGAGTCAACGGCTCCGACTACCGCCACTCTTTGGCTGGGGCTTGTCCCACCACCAGTGTTCTGAAAAGGTGTTTGTGAGGTTGTCACAACCACGTTGATTGTTGGTGCTGTGCCGCCAGATACTGCTGTACAACGTGCACGGATACTTGTGAACTGAATCAGCCCAGTGGTGAACTGTGTTTCACCCGCTGTGTTTGAGCAGGTTGCAATAGTTGTCCAGTTGGCTCCGCCATCCACGGAGCCCTCAAGTAGAATAGTAAATGATGCTGGTGAACCAGTTACTTCAGTAGTAACTTCGGCGTAGTTCATTCCTACACCAGTGTTCCAAGAAGAGGTGTTAAGAACACCTGTAACCAGAGAAACGAAACCGCCTGTAGTAAAGGTTTCGTTAGACTGTACGGAAGTCGTAGTGCTGCTAGGCACGAGCTGTCTCCCTGATCACTTGCATGTCGTTGGACTTGTCGATCTCAGACGTAACCGCCCTGATCGTTTCATTGGATACGGCGTCGTATCCTCCTCTGCCGTCCGGCGCAACTTGAAAGTCACGCCCATAGGCCATTCCGTTTTCGGTAGACATCCGCTCTGCGAACTTGAGCTTAGCCATTCCGGTACCATCAGGCTGAATACCCTGTGATCGTAGCTCACGATAGAGGGTTAGCTCCCGTTCATGTAGTTTGTCTTTAGTTTTGTCTGCGCCATAGGCGCTACGGGCGAAGCCCACCATCTGGCGCTTAGAGCGCATGCACTCCCCGTAAGACCCATGATCCTGGGTGGGGCAACCAGCAGAACAGGCCATCTTAGTCAAACGCTCCATGAGTCATTGATGGAGCCCAGCCGTTAGGCGAAGTCTCATCAGTTCCTGGATCAGCCCACTCGCACCCGATAGCATAAACAGTATTGTCTAGAATCTTACGCTCATCAAGATTCAACACAATATTGCTGCCACCAGCAAAGCCGTCGTGGTTGCACATATAGTTGGCCTGATGAACAACATCTGTGTTGTCGTGGCCAGGATCAGCCCCGCGAGTAGTCCCCATGGCACGAGACTTCTGAGCCGGGTTGTATAGGAAGTGGGACTCTGTAAAAGTCCCGCCACTCTTCTGAAGAGTAAGGTGGGAAACGCCTGAAGCGTTGGTGTGGTCTGGCGTCTGATCGGGATTAATGCCGAATCGTGCGGTTCCTGGTGTACCAGTCATTTTAGAATACTCCCTGTCCCATAGGACCAGGACCCTGATACGGGATTGACTGACTTCCTGGTCGCGGAGCTGGATTACGTGGTTCCTTGGAACCTGTGGTCTTAGGCTTAACGGCTCCCTTGGTGGGTGGCCGTACAGACGGCTTAGCCGTCTTCTTGGCTGATACCTTAGGCACAGCCTTCTTAACACGTGTGATCTGCTTGGCAGTCTTGACTGGCTTAGGCTTGGCCATTACTTGCCCTTAGAAGCGTCCTTGCGGCCCTGTGCGGACAGCTTAGCCATCTTTGCAGCACCATACTTTTTACGGCCCGCAGCGGCTGCAATAGCCGCCCCCTTCTTACCACCACCAGCAGCCTTGGCAACCGCAGCAAAACGGCCACCCTGACCTAGTGGTGCACTCTTGTTAGGCTTTGCCATCATGTTACCGCCTGAAAATCTCCCCCGACACCGGAGGCTAGAAGATTTGTTCGATCTGTGGAAGTGATCGGCTGGTTGTTAACGAACACTTGAGTGGCAGCAGCTATATCGTCAGTAGACAGATAGCGCTTAGCGCTGAACACACCAGAGTTGTTTAGCACAGTAAAGTATCGGAATAGCTTGTATCGAAGTAGCAGGCTACTAACACTTACCGGACCCTCTTCAATGAACGGAGGGTTATAAAGCTGTGGAAGGCGGTCGCTTACAGAAGTAGAAGCCTCCATAAGAGAACGAGACCCATCAAACTCAATAAGTGTAACAGTCGTGCGATAGCCGACTGGTGTGGACGGCTTAGACCACACAGCCATAGTTAGACCATCGCCAGCATTGAGAGAGGTCTGCTGCACAAGAGTGGCGCCTGCATCGCTATTAGTCCATGGACCCAATGAGTTGTTAGACACCGAACAGACAAGGTTTAGGCTGGCAGCCTTCTTCATCGGTGAAGTAGACATACTCAACACTAGGTCTTGTACGCTTCCGTAGGAGTTGTGTTCCAGAATCGCAGTGGAGTTGGCTCCGTCGAAGACAACAGCAACAGCCAGAGCATTCGTTGTGGAGACATCCTTGTCTCCGATACCAAGGCTCGGTGCTGCCACGAAGGTGAAGATTGCGGAGCTTCCGGAGTCGGAAGCATTCCAGGTGTGATACCACGCTGTGAGAGTGGAACTATCGGGTGCTCGAAGGCCTTCGAGCTTGAACCAAGGGTTTGGTGCTGCTGTAAATTCACTTGCCCACCCTGGCTGATGAGTGATGATCTCGTTGTCTACAAACAGATAGACCACCACCAAGTCCCCCACAGCAGGACTACCACCGAAAGCCACGGCGATAGAATTTGTAGCGGGTGAAGAACTGGATGCGGAGAACTTGATGGTGGACATAGCAGCCTTACGTAGTGTGGATGCTCGAAGTTGTACGAACCTGGTACAGAGCGGCCTGACGGTAGATGCTCCAACCAGCAACACCGTACCAGCCGATTGGGCGGGCACGCATCAGCTTGTCAACGACAGGGCCGATAACAACGTGGAACTCTTCAGAACAGGCCTCAGCAAGCGCCTGCTGCCCTGCAAAGAGGGTGGTGAAGACACGAGTAGAGCTGGATCCGGTAGTGTCGTTGAAGGCGCGTGGAGTCTCGACGAAGTAAGCACCTTCGTAGCTTCCGATTTCACCAGCCCAAACAGAGCCCGGCGCAGAGTACACGTGCGGCGCACGCCAACCCGCGATAGTCCCAGACTCAGAGCGGAGGTCATAGGAAACCTCGGGGTGAATTGCAGCCCAGTAAAGGCTTCCCTTGCGAGGAAGGGCCTTGCCCGTACGAAGCTTAGTTACAGCAGCACGAACGTCACGAGACTGGATAACGTCAGTAGCAGTGATGGAGCCGTTAGCACCACCAGAGAGGACCATAGATCCACCCTGTTCACGGATGATGTTGGTCCCACCAACGAGAACATTAAGAACCACAGCATCAATAGAGTCCACCATGTTGAATGCAACAATGTTGGCAATAGCCGGGTCAATGTCAGAGAAGCTGAATAGGTTCAGCAAACGAGTACGCAGAACAGCGTTGCCGTACTCAGCCAGAGTCACAGTCACAGTGGACGGATTACCAATCGCCACGGCGTCTGGGTCAACAGTCTCGGTCAGAGTGCTGGTAGCAGTACTCAGATCGTTGTAGATGCTGAAGACAACAGACGAACCAGGCTTGTCCTGCTGAGCAGGACGCTTGTCAGCAACCTCGCGGAAGAGAGGCTGAGCACGTAGCTGGAATTCGACCAGTCGGTCATATGCAGTCTGGACAAGAGCAGCAACGGCTGAAGTGCCGGTATAGGCGTTAGCCATTACTTATATCCTGTTTCTATTGGTTTAGGTATCCCTCGAACTCACGGAGCACATCGAACAGTTCGTTCTGTGCCTTCTCAGGGTTCATAGGGTCATATTCGATCTTATCCATGCGGGACTTCAGATCCATGGACAGACCAGCCTCATAGGCTGCTATGTCGTTGATGGCCTGATATCCGCGACGTTCAGAATCAGTGAGGGTGCTGTCGTCAGGAGTATTCCCGCTGACAATCTGTCGAGTACCAAGGATGTCCTTGTTCTCGTCCACCCAAGCATCAATGGATGTTGTATCCAGTGGTGCGTCCTTCGGATAGAACTTTGCTACCCGAGGATCAAGACCTCGGTCGGCTAGAGCCTGGCGTACGTCGGAATCGCGGTCACGAAGCTGAAACTTTTCACGCTCATCCTGAAGTTCCTTGATGAGCTTAGCCTGCTCCTTGAACTTCTTACGAAGTTCCTTGATACCGTCGCCACTCTGGCTGTCGTCCCATTCGGTCATTTTCGTGCTACTCCCTTTTGTAGGCCGCATCAGACCGGGGTTGTCTGATGGATACCGGATATGTCCAGACTGTGTTACACACTGCCGATGCTGGCTTGTCGGCGCGGTGTGGACCAACAGGGAATCGAACCCTGACCTCTCGGGTGCAAGCCGAGTGTGCTTCCGTTAGCACCAAAGGCCCAGAAGCTACTAGTTACCTACTAGTAGCTACTAATTTAGTACTTAGAATCCAGGAACAGCGCTAGTCTGCTGCTGGAAAGACTGCTTGTTAACACCAGACTCGCCCGAGAAGGCCGCCTGTTCCTGCTGTCCCAAACGTTCACGAGCTAGTTGAGCAGGCCCACTGCGACCAAGGAACTCTTCCTGAAGAGTGTTCTGATTAACTGGAACCTGGCTCTTATAGATAGAGCTGAGCTGGTTAGCCGTGGCAGGATTTCTGCGATGCGCTGATAGGCGCTCTGCGCCTGCTGATAAGACACACCATGCTGTGCATAGCGTAGAGCATCCGCAGCAGATACAGTAAGATTATTCTGAATAGCAGCACCACCAATCTGAGCCTGATTCAGCTTGAGCTGAAGCTGCGGTGTTGGTGTCTGGTCATTCAAGAAATACGAAGCGATATCGCCAGTGTGGATACCCAAGCTGTTCAGATATTGTGTGACGCTGGGCGGAGCCTGCGTGCTGGCCTGTACAGCCATATTCACTCGTGACTGTAGCTCGTTGGGAGAGACATCTTTGCCGATCCACTCCGCAAACTGATTTTGAGTATCGAAATGAGGGTCGATACCGTTCTGTCGAAGAAGCTGCTTATAAGAAGCCTCAGTGGACAAATACTCAGCAGGTGTTAGAACCTGTAGGCCCTGCAACTTGCGCTGTTCGTTTCCTGCAAAGCGCGCTTTGTATTCCGGAGTTTGCTGGAGAAGGATGGTAATTGTGTCCGCACCAAAACCGTTCTGTAGATAGCGTAGAATAGTGGGTGCCAAAGACCCAAGATCATACGTGTCGAATAGGGTTTTGAGTGCTGCATACGCATCGCGCTCCTCACCAGGAAGGCCTTCTAGTTCCTGTTCCAGTGAGGGAGGACTGCCAGGCCCAAGAGGGACAGGATTGGTACCCACTGGCCCTGTGTGGTAGGGCGGTGCGGTTATTCCGCCCGGGGGTGTGGCGATAGGAATATTAGGCGCTGGACGTGGAAGCGGTGTCGGTCCTGGATTCTCTCGGGCCATCAGTACTCAAATCCAAAGTCTACTAGAATCTTATGGGCGTTAGACATGAACTGGTCCTGAGCGTTGTTAGTAGACAACCACCTAGGATCCTGCCTCACAGACTTCTCAAAATCATACATTGGCATGGCTGTAGGCTGCCCATCCTGCGTGTACTGAAGAGCACTCTTGATTAGTGGAGACTGGATGTTCATCTGTCCAGGACCCTGCTCCAGCAACTGCTGTGCACGGCTGATGAAAGGAGAGGCAATATCAGAAACGTTCATACCGCTATTGATTTGGTTGGCGTATGCCGGATACAGCGAAGCTGCTTGAGTGCGAAGCTGCCCGGTAACACCGTTGACAGACTGCTTACCCGCGATAATCTGCTGAATCTGAGCATCAAGCTGGTCTTCCGGCATGAAAACACCAAGCTCCCGCATGCTCTGCCGGATCTGGTCTTCATAAGAACCTGCGGTCCCACCGAAGTGGTTGCCGGAAACTGGCTTTACAAACTGGGACAGCTTCTCGTTGAGAACTGCCTGATTCTGCTCGTAGCCGCCCTGGATGGCCTCCACAGCAAACTGCTGAGCCTGTTGTGGTGTAATATTGGCGCCCAACTGGGTCGCCAAAGACTTCATAGTGGCTTCGAGATTATCGATATTCTGACCCCAAGTAGCGGGGTCTGTCTTCATCAGTGCAAAAGCCTGGCGGGCTGTGTCGCTGTGCGTTGACCACCAGCGGCTATTCTGTATCGCTGCAATGAACTTATCTGTAGACCATGTACCGTCTACGGCCTGACTGTATATGTTGTTAAGCTCTGGCACGCTGGAAACCAGCGCGGCCACAAGAGGATATTCAGACTTAAGCATAGCCAGCGACATGACCGGGTTGTTGTCTGCCACATAGTTGAATACGTTGCTGTTTCCCAAACTAACGCCAGAATTATCTGTGGTGCGGGTCTTCAGATTGGGCAACCCTGCGCTGTTAAGAATAGTGTTGGCATAGTTCATGCCTGCCTGTGGGTTTCCCGGACCGCCGTTGTAGGCAGCCAGAGCCATCTGGATATTCCCACCTTCTAGATCTAGAAGGTGCTTCATGTACTTTACGTACGCCTCAAGCTGATACTGGTAGTTAGTGGGGTCGTTACCCCCACCATATTCCTTCCACGTATCTGGTGTAAACTGTACAATTCCACGCTCGCCGAACTGACCCACAGAGTCATTATTGAAACCAGATTCCTGGCTGATCTGCGCAGCCACAATCGCGCTGGGGATTCCAAGCTGGTTAGCGGCTTCATCAACCCAAGGGACGAACTGCCGTGGAACGTATACCATCAGCCCACCTTAAAACTAGTATCCGGCGCAAGAGAAGTGGCTGTAGGTTCAACAGGGAGGTTCTGGAACTGCTGGCCCTGAAGAGTCGGGAAGTTGGTTGAACCACTCAGCGACCCAAAATTGGCTCGTGTGTTGTCCGTGATTTCGGCAGGCCTGCTCTGGGGGGCACTCCCAACACTTTGCGCAGTAAGACCCATATCGGACAAAACCTGGCTTGCCGTAGTGCTCATGGATTCCCGAGCATTCTTCGTGCTCAACCACTTCGGATCGCTCCTCAACTGCTTTTCAAAATCATACAGCGGAAGCTGTGAAGGCATAACATTTTTCTCATCCGCACCAGTAGTATGCTGTAGCGCCGCACGGAGAGTTGGGTCAAACAGATCAAGCTTGTTAGGGTCTTGCTCCCACAGCTTTGCCTGTGTAGCAAGATATGGTGCTGCGATCTGGCCGACCGTGACACCTTCCTTGATCTGGTCTGCATACGCAGGGAAGGTGTTTTCTGCGATAGTCTGAATGTCAGCACGTCGCGCCTGTAGTGAATCAGCTCCAGCAACAATACCAGTCACAGCGTTTTTTACGTAATCGTCTGTAAGCGGAACACCCATTTCGCGAGCGTACTCGCGTACACCAAGCTCGACCTGTCCAGCGTATCCGGTGAAGTGTCCCTGTTGAGACAGTTCAAGATACTTTGACATGTAGGTGTTGATTTGCGCACCATTGAGATTCATAACCAGCGACATAGACGCCAGAGTTTGCATGCCATTGGCAGACAAATGAACACCTAGTTTGCTAGCCAAATCCGTAAGCTCGACAACCTTGTTGTTGATATCCTGCTGATACTGTGCTGGGTTAGTCTGCTTCTCCACAAGCATCTTACGGGCACTATCGGAGTTTTTCAACCACCACTGTGTTTCCTGTAGTGCAGCCTGAAACTTATCAGTGCTCCAGGTGCCAGCAACCGCCTGGCTATAAAGATCCGCCAACTCTGGATCAGACTCCATAAAAGAAGCCGCCAGACCGTAGTTCTCATTAAGCGTAGCCGAGTTGGGTGACACCATACCTAGAGGACTGAACAAGTCCAGCATTGGGCGGGCGCTCGGAATGAGCGCATTTATATCCGCACCATGGATTGTGGTGTTCCCAGCCTTACCAGTGTGTGTAAGACCACCATCCCAAGTGGTTTCATTAATAACACCGGGCGCCCGACCAACACCGGTAATTCGTGATTCAGAGCTAACGTTGACAACGTGGATAGGAACACTGGGGTTGTCCGCCACAAGAACGTTACCGTTCCCTGCGTACATACCCACATGGTCGCTCTGGCCATTATTGTCGCTGTCGAAGAAAACCAGATCGCCGATCTGTGCCTGATCTGTTGGGATGCTTCGCAGTGCGGCGATCTGAGCATTAGAGGTTCGCGGGATACTAATCCCGAAATGTTGCATACCATACCACATCAACCCGGAACAGTCAAAGCCACCAGGTGCCTGGCCGCCCCATACGTAGGGCTGTCCAACAAACTGCATAAGGTACTGAACAATCTGTGAACCAGTTACGCCAGGCATAGACTTGATTTCCTTAGGCTGTTCATGATGAGTTGGTTTTGGTGTCGGCTTCGAAGAAGCCACAGCCGCTGCTGGAACCTTAGTAGGCTTGGGCACTTCAGGTATCTTACTAGGCGCCACAGAAACCGTAGTTGTTGGATTACGGGACGGTAGTGGTAGGCCCAGATGCCTGCATACCTGCGGCTGGTCCGGACAAAGCCTTGATGAAGGCGTTGAAGTAAGTTGTAGCTGCCTGATAGGCGCCCTCTTCGGGGCTGGCGATAGCCTGCTGTCCGGCAAGGAACTGCACGCCACGAGTGCCAATGCCGCGCTGAGAGACCACATTGGTTTGAGTGGATGTACCACTTGTAGATCCAGACGAGTCCACCGGCTGACCTGTAGAAGGATCGATATTGCCCACATTCGGACCACTAGTTTTGGTCTCGAACTTGCCGGTGTTTTCCTGGTCCTGATAACCGTATACGGTGTTCAGGAACGCCTGATACTCCTGAGACGTTGGGTTTCGGCCCATCAGACGGTAGTAAGAGTCTGCAAGCGTACCCATCGCAGTAGCGGGGTCAATATACGACTTATAAATAGTCTGCGACTGAGAATTAGTCTCAGTGCTGTTATTGAGATTTCCTGTGCCATGGGCGCCAACATCAGCAGGTGAGAGGTTTGCGCTAAGGTTGTTCCAACCGCTCTGAGCGGCACGTGACAGCAGCTCTTCAGGAGTTACCAGCCCGATACTCCCGACACCCTTGGACTGTAGGGCAGCTTCCTGAACAAGTAAACCCCAAGCCATAGTGACTTCCTCGATAGAGGGAGCCTTCTTAGAGGTGATCAAACCAGCCTGATACATCTGTTCGATGATCTGCTGGCGAGTACCAGCGTTCTTATACCAATCCTGGATAGAATTGATCTTACTTAGAACGGTGTCTGGTGGGTTTACCAGCGGGGTGCCGGAAGTCTTATTCTTACTTCCAGGAACCTGTAGTTCTGTAAAACCAGTTGGCTGGTGGCTGACTAGCGGAGGTCCAGCATGCTGCTTGCCTGACAAAGCGTCAAGAAAACTGCTACCAGTTCCACCCTCTAGGACAGTATCCCCCTGAAGCTGTGTGTTCAGGGGGATCTGAATCAGCTTTCCACCAACAACCACAGTAATGTATTGAACACCTGTGTTGGGATCAGTTTGAATAACGTTTGGTGCTTGTGGATTTGGGTTGGCTGGAGCATTAATGTTTCCGGGATCCGCCGGGGCAACATCGCCAGGGTTGTAAGGTGCTGTGTTTGCAGTTCCGCCCGACATCAGACCGGCTCCTTCCAATCATCCTTAGCAAGATACCGATCGTAAAGCTGTGCAAACTTAGTGTCATCCTGCATAAGCTGAGCAACGTCCTTGTCATATCGCTGCGCGATATCCGTGTTAACAGCCGACGCCATAGTCTTGACAGACCGCTTCTGGAGTTCAGCATAATACTGATCACGAAGCTGCGAGTACGCCTGTAGTGAGCGAATATCACTACGAAGCGGGTTAGACAGCAGGGCAGGGTCCTGAGCAATCTTCAACAGTGCGCTGATGCGGTTCTGGTACGCGTTCTGATTGAACGAACCATACTCGGCATAGAAATCCGGGTTATAGTTCGAGTTGTTGGGGTCTCCGAAAGATCCAACAAACTGGCTTAGCTGCGCCTTCAAGTCACGAACACGCACATCATTTAGCGAAGAAGCACCACGAGCCTGCACCTGTGCATTGATCGCCGCGCGGGCCTTGCCATACTCAGCCCAGCCTGTGTTAATCTGAACCTGTTTGGCTGCCTCTTCTGGAGTCAGCCGCTGACGAAGCCCATTGGCAACTTGCCACTGATAAGCCATATCATCGAAATTGCCGTTGCCTTCAGGACCAACCACAACGGCTCCCAGCTCTGGGAAGTCCCTCAGCAGACTAGAGTACTTCTTGGCCGCCACAGAGGCGCCCACGGTCGATGTGATGCCTGTTGGGTTGGTAGACAAAGACTGCGTGAAAAACATCCCGGCAGGCCCATACTTATCGTAGAAGTTCTGACGAACATTCTTAGGATCAGCAGCCTGCATTCTACG